ATAGCGGCAGCAAGGTGATCGGCTTTGATAAGATGCTGCACCTACGCGGGATGTCGCCGGATGGATTGAAGGGTCAGGGGCCGATCAGTCTTTCTGCCAATCTGATTGGATTGGCGCAGGCGCTGGAGGAGAATGCCAGCCGGTTTTTCTCCAACGGATCGCGGCCGGGGATGGTCTATACCGCCGCCCCTGGCGTCAACCTGACGGAGCAGCAGCGGAATGCACTGAAGGATCAGCTTAACTCTGCTTATCAGGGGGTGGATAACTTCTTTCGCACGATGGTGCTGGAAGGTGGCGGCAAGATGGAGATGACCCGGACGGCGAATGATAGCAGCCAGTTCGACGAGATCGCCAAGCGGACGCACCAGCAAATCTGCCAAGTCTTCGGGGTGCCTCCGCATAAGGTGGGCATTCTGGACAACGCGACCTTTAGCAACATCGAGCAGCAGCAGATTCAGGCGGTGCAGGACTTGTTCCTGCCTTGGTGCAAGCGGTGGGAGGAGGCTTTCGCGGGTGCTCTACTACTGCCGGGGGAGCTGGATAACCACTACTGGAAACACAATCTCAACGGCCTGCTGCGCGGCGATGCTGCTGCCAGATTCTCTGCCTACAGCACGGGCCTGCAAAACGGCATCTACAGCATCAATGAGGTGCGGGGCTATGAAGACCTCGACCCGATCGAGGGCGGCGACACGCACGTTCGCCAGCTCAACATGGCAGACATCTTAGCAACCGCCGCCGCACCGGCAAGAATGGAAACGGCAGTATGAAACAGAAGCGCAACGAGATCACTAATCTGACTGACAGCACCCGCACCGAAGGCCCGGCGCGGCTGAAGACGGTGTGGGAAAATGCTGCCAAGATTCAGAAACCGCAGGCCCTTTCCCATGAGCTTCTGATTTATGACCGGATCGGCGCTGACTACTTTACCGGCGGCGGGATCACTCATCAATCCGTAACCGACTGGCTGGCTGGATTGGAGCCAAGTAATTCTGCGATCACGGTGCGGATCAACTCTCCGGGTGGTGATGTCTTTGAGGGCGTCGGCATCTACAATGCCTTGGTCGCATGGCAGCGGGAGCAGGATGGCCGTAAGATCACGGTCAGGATTGATGCACTGGCGGCATCGATTGCTTCGGTGATTGCGATGGCTGGAGATGAGATCGTGATCGGGGGGAATGCGATGATGATGATTCATCGGGCCTCGACCATTACGATGGGGAATGCCGCTGACCACCTGAGCACCGCCGCGACTCTCGACAGCATCGACAAGCTCATCGTAGATACTTACGAGGCCAGGACCAGGCAGACGCCGGAAGACCTGAAGGGATGGCTGGATGCTGAGACTTACATGACCGCAGCGGAATCCGTGGAACGTGGATTCGCTGACGAATCTGAAACTTTGAAGGGGAAGCCGGAGCCGAAAGACCCGGAGACCCCAGACAACCAATCCGTGGCGCGTCTGGCAGCCGCCCGGCTGCTGGTGGCTCAGATGGGCCGTCCGACAGTCACCGCACACGCCGCAAACTGATAACAACAAACACCTAATAACATGAATAAAAAACCGTTGATCGTCCTGCCAGTCTTGGCATTCTCCCTCACCTTCCTGACCATGGATGCCAGCCCGCTGGATGCCGTCCATGCCAAGATCAAGGCCGTGGCCGCTGATGCCGACAAAATCCTGGCCGGAGCCAAAGATGGCCTGAGCGAGTCTGACCTGGCCAAGGTCAAAGAATACCATGGGATGGTGGATGGCCTCAAGGCTACCGCCAAAGCCCTTGAGACCCAGAGCCAGCTTGGTGCCTACCTTGATAGCGTGCCTGACAGCGAGAAGCGCAAGGTGATCCTTGATGCCTCTGGCCTTTCCAATCAAGATGCCTCTGACGCGGAGCGCTTTTCCTTCCGCCGCTTGATCGTGGGTCAGCTGGCTGGCGGCAAGCTCTCCGGTGCTGAGGCTGAGATGGTGCAGCAGGGTGCCAAGGACGCAGTGCAGCTGGCCAGCCAAGGGAGCCATGTTCCCCGCGCCGTGCTTGCCACCATGTTCGCCAATCGTTTCCGTAACGACCTGACCGCTGGCGGCACTGGCACTGGTCTGGAAACCCTGACTCGTGAGCCTTTGCGCGGGATCGTCGATCCGTTTTACGAGAACATGGTCACCCGCACCTTGGGCGCTCAGTTCCTTAGCGGCTTACAGGGCAATATTCCCTTCCCGAAAATGGGACGGGATAGCACCAAGCCAGCGTTTGCCGCTGAGAATGGTGCATCCACCGAGATCACCCCAACCAGCAGCCTGATCACCCTCTCGCCTAAGCGCATCCCTGCCCATGTGGAGCTTTCCAAGCAACTGCTCCTCCAGACCGATCCGAGCATTGAGGCATGGGTTCGCAATAACCTGCTGCAGGAGATCGCCATCATCTGGGAAAAGGCTGTCATCCACGGCACTGGCTCTGGCAGTCAGCCTACCGGGATCGTGGCCACGGCCGGCATCGGCTCTGTGGCTGGTGGCACCAATGGTCTGGCCCCAACCTGGGCGAACATCGTGGACCTCGAAACCGCACTGGCCAACGCTGATGCGGCTACCGGAAACCTGGCTTACCTGACCAACTCCAAGGTGCGCGGCTCCCTGAAGAAGATCAGCATCGAGGCCAGCACCAATGCCGAGAAAATCTGGAGCCGCACCACTCCTGAACTCCCGCTCAACGGCTACGTGACCGGGGTCTCCAACTGTGTCTCTTCCACCCTGACCAAGGGCAGCTCCTCCGGGGTTTGCTCTGCGATCATCTTCGGCAACTTTGCTGACTTGGTTATCGCTCAGTGGGGTGGTCTTGACGTTCAGGTTAACCCTTACAGCCTCGACACCACCGGACTGGTCCGCATCACTGCGGCCGCCTTTGGTGATAACGCGGTGCTCCGGGCTGGATCGTTCGCGGCGATGCTCGATGCGCTGACTGCCTGATTTTGTTGGTGCCATATGATAAAGCCGGGGCGGGGATACGTCGCCGCCCCGGCGCTTCTCTTTCTTTGTTATGAAATTCCTGATCAACTCTGACTGCCTGATTGGTGGTCAGCATATCGCCGAGGGCACTGTGGTGACCGTGGCCGATGACGTAGCCGTGGAGCTGATGCTGGCAAACCGCGGTCGGGTGGTTCCTGAGGATTACGCCGCGCCAATCGAAGAGTCTGCCAAAGCAGCCAAGCCTACGAAAAAATGATTCCTTCTGCTGCCATCTCCCAGTTGGTGACTGCACCTGCGATTGAGCCGATTACCTTGGCCCAAGCGAAGGAGCACTTGCGGGTGGATGGCAGCGATGAGGATTCGCTGATTGCGCTTTGCATCACGGCGGCACGGGATCGGATCGAAAATGAATGCCGGAGGGCTTTTGTCCGGCAGAAGTGGATCGCCTATATCACGGGCGACACTAGCTCAAACCTGCCGGTGGAACTGCCCCGCGCCAGGCTGATGGCGGCAGAGACTTTTCTGCTGGAATACCGGAACGCGGCAGGGACATGGACGGCGTGGGCTGACAACATCCGGCAAGCGGCGAGAGAACCGGCGCTGCTGTGGATCACGGAGCAGCCAAGTGATGTGGATGTGGCGAGAAGCCCGCAGGATGCTGTCTGGCGGGCGAGTTATTGGAGCGGGTATGGATCGCTGGCCACGGATGTTCCGGGGCCACTGCGCCATGCTATCCTGCTTTACACGGCCCATCTTTTTGAGCGGCGGGAGACGGTGATCTCTGGAGCGACGGTGACGGAGATTCCGAAATCACTGGATTGGCTGATCGATTCTTTCCGGGTGCCTTGGGAGGGGGCGGTAAAATGACCCCTATCGGACGCAGAGATGCCAGAATAACGATCCAGCGGGCCACGGAGTCGGTGGATGCCCAGGGCTCTGTCACTCAGACCTGGGCTACGCTAGCGACTGTCTGGGCGCACGCGCAAACGATGAGCGGCAAGGAGTCGACTAATGGGTCGGCAAGGGATGCGAGTGCGGAGCAGGTTTTTTCGGTGCGCTATCAATCAGCGCTGGATGACCTGAATCCACGGGACCGGATTAGCTGGGGTGGGTTTATTTACGACATCACCAGCGCTCTGCCACTGCCACCATCCCGGCCGGCCGAGGTGATCATTTCGGCAGTCTTCACGGATAACGCGATCAACGCGACGGGCTACGCCTTCACTGCTGATACGACTGACTTTACCGCCGACATGACGCTGCAGACCGCTGACCACACCTAAACCTATGGCAAAGCAAACAATCAACATCGGCGCTGCTGCCAACGACGGCACGGGCGATCCTATCCGCACGGCATTCGGGAAGGTGAATGATAACTTCACGGAGGTTTACACGGCGAATACCGGGGTGAATACTGGCGATGAAACACTGGCAAGCATCAAGAGCAAGCTGGGGATCACGACTTTATCCGGGAGCAATACCGGCGACCAAAACCTGGCTGCCTATGCGACGACTGCTGCGGTGGCGGCGGGGTATCAACCACTGGACTCTGACCTGACAGCGATCGCTGCGCTGACGACGACAGCCTATGGGCGGGCGCTGCTATCGACCGCTGACGCGCCAACACTCCGCACCGCCATCGGCCTAGGCCAAACGGACGCGCCGACGTTCTTGGCCCAAACCCTGACCGGCCAATCGCTGACCGGGACGCAGGCGACGAGTCTGGTTGATCTGGCTGCGACATGGAATACGACGGGCAACCCCTCGCTGATCTATGGCAGGGTGACCAATACCAACTCAGGCACCGCCGCAAACCTGATTGATCTGGGCACGTTTGCTGGGGGGAGTTTGTTTTCGGTTAATAAAGGTGGAGACATTGCAATTCCGGGCGGGCGAGGTATTGGAAACTCAAATAGCCAATTTGTAGTTGGAGGTGGTAATTTTTATCCAGCAGGGATATTGGGAACAACCTCAACTCTTGGCACCACAGGCGTTCCCTTTTTCGGTATTTGGCTTGGAAGCTCAGGGGCGAGTTCTTTCTTAACTTCAGACGCCGCCGGAATCCTAGCCCAGCGGAACGGGACAGCAAAACAGGTCCACCGGGTCTATAACACCTTCTTGGGAACAACCGCCAATGAATGGGGCGGATTTGACTGGCTGACCACGGCTAATACGCTGCGGATCGGGACGGAGCATGGCGGGACGGGGACGGCGCGTCCGATTGATTTTGTGGTGGGTGGGGTGGTTGTCGCCGGTTTAACCTCCACAGCTTTAACCAGCACGAACAGTATCGTTGGTAAACTTGGAACCACTGCATCTCCCAGCTTTTCATTTGCCGGGAGAACTGACTCGGGGATGTTTTCATTTTCATCCACTGAAATTACATTGGTGA